ACTTTTACCAGCTCAGAAAATGAAGATCTGGAAGCGGTCATCGCTCAAAACCTGGATGATGAAATTACCATGTTACGGGTAGCACTGCGGCGGACATTTGAAGTTGTGGCAAGCTCGGCGGATGCTGACGCGGCTTGTTTTGCATTGTCGGCGTTGGGCCAGGCTTCGATCCGCCTGGCTGGGTTGCTCAAGACTCAACGGTTGCTGCAGGGGAGTGGATCGGTGGATGTAGCAGCAGCATTAAACCAGGCCTTGGGAGAAGTGGTCAAGGAGTTTGGCTGTGCAAAATAATGGAATGTTTGGGACGGTGGCTTGTCCGATGGTTGAAGCCTGGAATCTCAACAGGATAAACATAAAGCGCGAGATCCGGGTATTAAGGCAGAACTTGAAAATTTGTGGTGCCTGTGAAAATGCTCACGGTGCCTGTCAGAAAATGGATTGCGTTCGAGCTGAAATCAATATCGCAATGAGCGAAGTGTTGGCGGAATTGGGATTACAAAAATAAATCCCTTTAGGGCGGAGCTTGCGATCTTGACCTGGACACGGTGACAAAATGGAAGATGAGCAAATCCAATTAATCACAGAACAGCTCGGCCGGCTCTCGGATAAGATCAGTGCGCGGTTGGCTGCCGTAGAAATTGAATTAGATCATTACGGGGAAAAGTTGTCGGACACCAGAAAAACGGTCGACGATCACGAAAACAGGTTAAGAAGTGTGACGGACCAGGGAACACGTAACACAGTAATTTTAGGTCTATTTTCAGGTGGATCATTGATGACATCCATTGCAGCCTTTATAAAGGCATTCGTGAGTGGTCCTTGATGACTCCCTCTCTTGTCAGTGTGCTGCGCGTGTGTTTGCGCGACCCTATGCTGTTCGTGGAACATGCGAGTGGATTACGGTTGCGAAGTTATCAGCGCGGCGTGGCCGAAGCGATATGTCAAAGCGTCATTCACCAGGAGGGAATGACGTTCGTGGTCATCTTTCCCCGGCAAAGTGGCAAGAACGAGCTGCAGGCGCAAATCGAAGCCTATTTGATGGTGTTGTACTCCCAGCTCGGGGCGGAGATCGTCAAGGTCAGTCCGACCTACAAACCTCAGTCTTTAAATGCCATGCGCCGGCTAGAACGAGTGCTGACCAAAAACCTGATCACGAATTCAATCGGCTGGGAGAAGGAAGAGGGCTATATCTTCCGGGTGGGTCTGTCGCGGATCTATTTTTTCAGCGGGGCACCAGGCGCCAACATTGTTGGCGCGACCGCGTCAACGCTGCTGGAAGTGGACGAGGCGCAAGATGTTGACATCGTCAAGTATGACAAGGATGTTAATCCGATGGCTGCCTCAACGAATGCCACTAAGGTATTCTGGGGTACAGCCTGGACGAGTCAGACTCTCCTGGCTCGCGAGTTCCGGGCGGCGTTGGCGGCGGAGCGCAGCGACGGCCGCCGGCGCGTATGGCGTCTCACGGCGGACGAAGTGGGCAAAGAAGTGTCGGCCTATAAAAGTTTTGTTTCTGACCAGGTGGCAAAGCTGGGAAGGAATCACCCCTTGGTAAAGACTCAGTATTTCTCAGAAGACATCGATGCCGAAGGCGGCATGTTCCCGCCGGCCCGGCGGGCCTTGATGCAGGGAGATCACCTGGCGCGGGTGATGCCACAGGAAGGACACATTTATGCTCTTTTATTGGATGTGGCCGGAGAGGATGAGGACATTCAGAGTGTCGACGACGCTGCAGCTTCTTCGAATACCCGGCGTGATGCAACCGCGTTAACCGTGGTGGACGTGGACCTTTCAACCCTCTCCGACCCTGTCATCAAGGCACCGCGTTACCAGGTGGTCAATCGCCGGCTGTGGGTTGGGGTGAAACAATCCGCGTTGTATGGGGCCATTCGGGGGATGGTGGATCACTGGCGGGCGACCTGGGTGGTGGTGGATGCGACCGGGGTGGGGGCGGGGCTCAGCTCGTTCCTGGATAAGGCTTACCCGGGGCGGGTGCTGCCGTTCGTGTTTACGAGCGTGAGTAAAAGTCAGTTGGGCTGGGACTTCCTGGGTGTGGTGGAAAGCGGGCGGTATAAGGAACATGCCGATAATCTGGATCCGATGCAGATTCTTTTCTGGCGTCAATTAGAGTATGTCCAGATGGAAGCCAGGCCAGGCCCAAACAAGTTAATCTTTTGGGGGACGCCTGCAGGCGCGAAAGTGGGGGGGGACTTCATACATGATGACCTGGTGCTTTCCAGCGCTTTGTGCGCGGTCCTGGACCTGCAAGAATGGCAGATTACGGGCACCTCTCTGGTGGTGAAGAGGGTGGATCCGTTGAAGGAGATGAGTCGTGGGTACTGACGAGAAAAGAGGGTCGACGCCGTCGACCCCTACGGGTTTTCTGGATCGGATCGCAGGCCGGCTATTCAAGGGGTCGATCGAGCGCGCGGTGCGAGCTCAGATGGGATCGACCTGGGTCGAGAATGACCTGACGTTCACCCAGGCTTCGAGGGGTTGGAACCTGACCTTGAGAGACCGGTACGATGCGGACCGGAGCGAAATATTACAGGAGTCGCTGGACGCCTGGCGGCTGAATCCAATCGCGCGGCGGATCGTGGGCCTGACGACTCAATATGTGGTAGGTGGGGGTATCTCGGTTGGCTGCAAGCACGACGAGACCCACAAGTTTATTCAAAACTTCTGGAACGACCGGCTGAATCGGATGGCGGTACGGTGTTATGAGCTGTGCGACGAGCTGACCCGGACCGGGAATCTGTTTGTGTTGATCAGCACTGGACCGGATGGGATGAGTTATCTAAGGCCGGTGCCGGCGGCGGATATCGACAAAATAGACGCCAGGTCGAACGACATCGAGCAACCGGTGCGCTTCTGGCCGAAGGCCAGCGGCGATAACCTCGACCCCCCAGCTTACCCGGCATACGACGAGGAAAACGACCAGGTGAACGACGACGGTTCTTACAGTCCGGTGATGATGCACTACACGATCAATCGACCGGTGGGCGGTCAATGGGGTGAAAGTGACCTGGCGCCGTGTCTAAAGTGGCTGAGCCGATATTCCGCCTGGCTGGAAGATCGAGCGCGGCTGAACCGGTTCAGGAATGCTTTTCTATTTGTGCTGCACGGCAAGTTCGCCAGCGAAGCGGAACGAGCTGCCCGGCAAGCGGTCATTGCAGCCAACCCGCCGGAGCCTGGAAGCATACTGGTGGCGGATGAATCGGAGACCTGGGAAGTCTTAAGTCCGAAGCTAGAAAGCGCGGACGCTGCGACCGATGGCCTGGCGCTTAAGAAGATGATCGCCTCCGGATCCGGCATTCCGCTGCACTTCCTGGCGGAGCCAGAAAGCGCGACCCGGACCACGGCGGAAGCGGCGGGCGGTCCGACTTATCGGCATTTCGAGCAGCGGCAAAACTACTTCGTGTGGGTGGTTAAGGACCTCTTAAGAATTGCGATCGTACGGCGGGCGAAAGTAGATCACCGGATGAGCGTGAGGGCGGAGCTGCAGGTCCGCGGAGCGGACATCAGCGCCAGGGATAACGTGGCCTTGAGTATGGCAGCTCAGAACATTGTCAACATGCTGTCGGACCTGCGCGACCGGAACATGATCACGAATGATGAGTATCTAAGGATGGCGTACCGGTTCGCCGGCGAGATTGTGGACGTGGAGGATATGATCGCGGCGGCGAAGAAAGAGGGGTGGCCGGTCAAGTGGAGTGACATTGTAGCGGAGCAACAGCGCCAGGCGGACGATGCGCGAAGCGCGAGCGGCGCTGGTCAAGCGAACGATCAAACCAGCACCAGCAAACGACCAAACAAACAATTAGGCGGGGTTAGTAAGATCGATCCCGATACGGGTGAACCGAAGAAGGAAATCGATAATCCGGGTGGTTAATTATTTTTGACATTTTTGAATAGGTACGGCGCGGGGGCGCCGGCCGCCAGGCCGGCGCCAGCAAAGGGAAAAAGTTGCACGATTGGGCCATGGTTAAGATAAGAACCATTATAAGAACCATGAAAGGGTAAAAAGTATGTTGATGATCGATTGTTGTAGCGGGTTAGGTGGTGCATCTCAGGCCATGGTCGAGCGGGGCTGGGATGTGGTGACGGTGGATAATAACCCGGTCTTTGATCCTGATTACCTGGTGGATATACGGTCATTTCGTTGGGATGGTCCGAAGCCTGACCTTGTTTGGTGCTCCCCTCCTTGCACTGAGTTCTGTAAAGATTTATTGCCTTGGAATCATGACAAGATTATTCCGGATATGTTGATTGTCCTGGCCTGTAAGGATTTGATCGATGAGATTAAGCCGCGTTATTGGGTGATAGAAAATGTGCGCGGAGCGATTAAATGGTTTAGACCAGTTTTAGGTAATCCATATTTTAGTTGCAAACCTTACTTTCTTTGGGGTAGTTTTCCGGATATTAGCCATATTAGAAAATTACCAGGTAAACGGACTCACAACACATCAGCAAATTCAGCCAGGCGGGCAAAGATCCCTCACAAGTTATCAATGGCGTTAGCGTTGGCAATCGAGCAGACAGTAGAGTTGCCAATGATTGAAGAAGATCTGTGGTTAAGAATCGAGGATGGTGAATTATGGAAGAGATTCTAAATAAGCCGGCTGTGGATAAACCTGTAGAAAGTGTGGAAAACACTGTGTATAAAATCGAGCCGGATTCGAATGGCGAGTACCTGCATGAGCGGTTTGCCGCGAGCGGCAAAGCGAGCGGCGCCGGCCGGTTCGAGATCCTGGCCATGACAGCGGGGATTGGGAACGGTTGGGACTTCGGCGCGGACGTGCTGAGAGCATCGCTGCAGTTGTGGGATAAGGTTGAGTGTTTCGTGGATCACCAATTATCGACCAGGTCGATTCGCGACCTGGCTGGCATGCTGGCGGCGCCGGCCTGGGATGAGGGGCGGCAAGGCATCCGGGCGGCGTTGGTACCGATGGGTCCCAGCGCGGGGGTGTTGGAAGAAATGGGCAAGGTGGTGCTGTCTGCGAAGGATCCCGGCTTCCCTTCGGGAGCGCGAAGCGCGCCAGACGTGGGGTTCTCGGCGGACATTATCTTTAAGGCCAAAGACAAGACCGTCACGAAGATCGTCAAGGTCTTATCGGTTGACCTGGTTATCGATCCCGCCAGGGGCGGGGAATTCATTAGGGAGCTCTATTCGAAGCAAGCGGAGTTCCACCATAAGGAGTCTGAAATGACTGAAGTAGTAGAGTCGAAAGGTCAGACCGCGGAGGTGGAAACCCTCCGCAACCTGTTGCAAGTGCAAACTGAGCAACAGAGACTGGCCGAAGAAGCGGAAAAGGCGCGTGCAGTTCGCGCGCAGATGTGCGAGTATCTGTTATCGTCTGCGTTGGGGGCGGCGAAGCTGCCCACTGCAGCCGGGGAACAGGTTCGCAAGCAATTCAGCGGGCGGGTGTTCGAACCGGCCGAATTGCAAACCGCCATCGAGGACACAAGGAAGCTGGTTAGCGAGCTGACCGGTGCATTGATTGTGCAAGGTCCAGGGCGGATCCATGGCATGTTCACCACGGAGGACCAGCTGAGCGCGGCGGTGGATGACCTGCTCGGCGCGAAGCGCGACCCTGACAAGATGGGGCTGAAAGTGGCCCAGCTCTCGGGCATTCGCGAGCTCTACATGATGCTGACCGGAGATCACGACCTGCACGGTGGGTATCATGGCGACCGGGCGCAATTCGCGACCACGGCGGACTTCGCCGGCCTGGTGAAGAATGCCCTGAATAAGATCATCGTGGAGAAGTGGGGCGATATGGGCCGGGCGGGCTTCAACTGGTGGGAGTCGATCGCCACTGTGGAGCACTTCAACAGCGTCCAGTCAATCACCGGGACCTTGATCGGGACGGTGGGCAGCCTGCCGGTGGTGGCAGAGGGCGGCGAATATCCCGAGCTGGCGGTAGGCGACTCGCCTGAAACCGGGACGTTTATCAAGTACGGCGGTTACGTCCCGCTGACCCTGGAATTGATCGACCGGGACGAGACTCGCAAGCTGGCCAGCTATCCGAAGGAATTGGCGATAGCCGGCCTGCGCAAGATTTCGGAGCTGGTGGCGGCCATCTTTACGGCGCCGACCGCGGCGGGTCCAGCCCTGGCGGACGGTGGTTTACTGTTCAATGCGACGGCGGTAACGTCTGTGGGCGGGCACCTTAACCTACTGACCACCGGTCTTTCTGCGGCTCAGTGGGAAGTGGTCTCGGCGGCGGTATTCAATCAGCCTTTGCTGGTTAAGCAGGCGTTGGGCTACTACGGGACCGGTCCGAAGATGGGAATCAATCCGAAGTATGTGCTGGTTCCTCGAGCGCTGCAGCTGACGGCTAAGAAGATTCTCTACCCTGGCTGGGAGAACCTGGCGAACATCACCTCGGAGAACCAGCAGCAAGGTTCACCAGGTGACGTGTTGACCGTGCCAGAATGGACGGATGCGACAGATTGGGCGGCGGTGGTGGATCCACGGATCGCGCCGGCCATCTTCGTGGGTGAACGGTTCGGGATTGTGCCTCAGATCTTTGTGGCGGGTGATGACTACAGTCCGGCGGTGTTCATGAACGATGAAAGCCGGCTGAAAATTCGTCACTTCCTGGCGGTGTGGGTGAACGAT